GCCGTATAGCCCCAGATCTTTAATACTATTGTCAGTGTAAACATAATATTTGAACCCTTTGTCGTATTTCTTCAAACCATCATAAAGTCGATTGACGTCCCAAGGTGTATACTTGGTGCCAAAATTCACAAAAATTATATTCATTTAGCCTCTTGTAATAACAAATCCAATATTCCAAATAGCTCCATTAAAGATTTTGCAGTTCTAATTTTCTGTTTAGATGCTCTATCTTTTAGATCTTTAATTGGTGGTAATTCAAACGCAGCTAGTTTTGATTTGAACAATAGTTCTTCATCCGCATTGTTATCTAGTACAGATTGAAAAATTGTTGTGGTGATAGCTGGTCCAGTGTTGATCATTTCAGCATAACGCTGTTCATATGCAGCAGCGATCTGCTCTCTCGTCATTTCAGTTTCACTATTAATGATCTCATAATAGCGATCAACTTGTTCTTTTACTTTAGCATCAATTTGCTGGTGAATTTGAGCTGCGCGAGCCTTGAGCATTACGTCAATGTTTTCGTGGGTTTCCTTTTGAATTCTCTCAAAAGACCAACCAGCTTCTTTAAGAGCTATTAAATTTTCATTTGTAGGATCAGTTGCGGGAATCCATATGCTGATATACTCTGGCTTTATACCATCACTTTTATGATCGTATACCAACTCAATTGTATCATTAGCATTGTTGGTGAAAACAGCTTTTAAAATTTGTTTACCTGAGAAGATAGCCATGATAAATCCTTATACTCGTAAGCAATTTAGATAGTTTGTTGCAATTGTCGACGTGGTGCCGTTGGGAAATTCTTGCGCATAATAGTTGTCAAGTGTTTGAAGTGTTGTATAAGCGCCAGTAACTGATGTAAAGTCTGTGTTAACCATACCCGAACCTCTTCCACCGGTGGCAGAAGTTGTAATGTTGTAATCAATCTTAGAGCCAACAACATTTGCGGCATAATATCTTACGATATCTCCTAAGAGAGTTTGGAAATCTGCTGTAGCATACTGCTGCAAGTTACCAGTTATTAACGCCTTTAATGGTGTTGGAATTGTTCCAACCGCCGCGGCATCAATGCTAAACAAATAGTAGTTGGTTATAGTTATTGGCTGGTCTAGAGTTTCTGGCATACCAGCGGCAGTATATAATGTAGTATCAGCTCTTGTATCGGTAAATATTGGGCTGGCGTTAATTAGTGTAGCCCCCGCCAACGTATTTGCAGTGTGCACATAATATGTACCAGCTTGTGATGTACTAAAGCTATTTGTTGTCAATGTAGTAATAACATCGTTAACAAACGTGTCAAACATATCAGTCAACGACATTGCTTGAACTTGGTTTGCTGCAGTTAAGTATACAGGGAAAGCTACATTACTTGTATCTGCTGGTGCTGATAGAGATGTAAATGCTTCAAACACGTTTTGATAGTTAACAGTAATCTGAGTTGGCTCATCGGTAGTAGTTTCAGCAGCAAATGCGGTGTTTGAAAGGATTGCTGCACCAGCTTGATATCGGGTGTCTGATATTGCAGGCAAGTTTCCTGCACCAGCAGAATATGTAAGGACAACAGATGGGTTTAGTGCATACTGACGAATCATCTCCAGCTTGATGTTCGCAATATCTGTACTGCTCATCGCGATGAGATTGTTAGATCCATCGAGCTTTAGGGGAGTTACGACTGCCATTTATTACGAACCTGCTCCGTATAGAGTTTTCAAAGCTGAACCTGCAGAGTTATATATGATCAACGTAACTGCTGAGGCAAGTTTAGAAGATGTGATAACAGCGTTCTTTAATGATGCGGAGTCAACTGCACCAGAGGCAATCATAGCAGATTGTAATTGAACTTCTGATACAGCACCGCCAGCACTAGTCGATCCCAATATTCTATTTGCAGTTGCAATTGTCTGCATCTTCTGATAGGTTACAGCACCGTTTCTAAGTTCAGCAGTTCCAACTGCTGAGTCAGCCATTTTTGCAAATGTTACAGCATTATCAGCAATCTTTATGGTTGTTACAGCATCATTTCGAAGTTCTGCTGTGCCAATGGCCGAGTCAGCCATCATTGCATTTGTAATAGTATTGGTTGGAGTAGATAGTGATATTACACCTGTGCTTGAATCGTATCCAATACCAGTACCTGCAGAAACCGACTTACGGGCTAGTCTCTGAACAGTTGCAGAGTCAAACTCACCAATTAATTCATTGATAGCTAACACAAGGTTTGAATCGTGAGTAGTCCCTAATAATGAAAGATCACCAACATCTGTTGCCAAACTGTTATAATTGGTTTTCCAGTTGTCAACCGTAGTAGACAGAGTTATTGTTCTTAACGTCATTATAGTCTCTCAAACAATTTGGTTAACATTTGTTTTATATCAGCAACATCATTCTCTAACTGTAGCATCCTTTGCTTCTCTTTTAGCTTCAGAGCTTTTCTATCCCGCGCTTCACTGATCTCTTGTGTATTTATGTTGATAACAGCCCCCGTTTGAGGATCCCTCGCTAAGGAGCTGTTACCTTCCACTGGAATAAGTCTTTTCATTAATCTGCCAGCGCAATTACTCTAAGATCTGTGATCGCAGGAACCTTAGAACTGTTGGTTGATCTAAACACAATCTTTAGTTGGTATTGGCTGAATGGTGACATTGTACCGTTCTTACCACCAACCAAGTATTTGTATTCACGGAATACATTTGGATTATCGTCTGACGGAACCGTTCCTTCAGCTGCAACTAACGTCCAAGGTAGTAACCCAATGTTGTTACCAGTCGTTGCCGTTCTGTAATATACCAAGAAGTCAGCATCTGCTGGACGATTCGCACCAAGGACAACTTGCAAGCCAACTGCTAGATCGGTTAATGTTACAGGAACAGTAACGTGTTTAGCAATATGCGACCCATCTGTTGGATCTGTTTCTGCTTTGAATTCAAGCGGAGTGTTATATCCAGCTAATGATCTATCCGCATCTTGCTTATCGATGATATTGTTGACAAGGATAAGGGATGCACGCTGCAAGTCGATCACAGGAGAAACATTTGCAGATGTTGTCCCCATGCTGATTTTGAATGTAGCAGATCTCTTGGTTACACCAGTTAGATTTGCAAGTTCAACATCACGGTTAGCAATCACGTTTGGATAGTTAGAATAATTATCCTCTTTTAGTGACGTAGTGTTAAATGTGGTTTCTTTAACAAATCTTGTCTCGGTTCCAGCCAACGATCTGCCAGTTGTTATTTCAGATTCAAGCACGGTGCTGGTATTGGGTGGTGTAAGTATATCAATATGGGGGTTGATAATATCATACATCAAGTTCTGAGAGGCTTTTACATTTGACCCGCCAACAAAAGCCTTAGCAAATGGTGCAGTAGAAGAGTCCATATAGATTTGGTAGCCTGTAGCATCTGGGAAGCTAACGGTGTTTGCTCCTAGAATGCTTGTTGCACGAATACCACCATATGTGGATGCAGAGTCAAGACCATAAATCTTTACAGTATCGCCAGAATCAAAGCCGTGGTTTGGATGATAGATTGTTGCCCAACGTGAAGCACTATCCATCCGTATTGGATCGGGATCCAACAGTGCTAGTGGAACATCGACGTTTTCCAAGATAGCATATGCTGCTGATGTTGAGAATGATGCTTTGTATAGTTTGAACATCAGATCTTTAGTTTGATCCGGTTCCCATGTTCTAGCGTTCTGTGATTTAAACAAAGATCCTAGAGAAGGTTGCTTACCGATGCGAACTGATGTGCTTCCCAACATTGGTTGATCTATTTGTGCAACATATGTGTTATAAGAAGTACTGTCAGTTAGCAGAACAATACAATATTCCGTTTGACCGTTGAGGTAAACTGGCTCACTGAACGTAAAGTATGTTGGAGCTGCCAATACACCAGCTTGTGTTTGTGTCGCTGCAACAGATACCTGACTTGGAGTAAGAACCACAAGAGATCCAGGAATTGTTGTGTCTGCTGACGGATATCCGTTTACAACTGGGCGAATTTCCAACATGATTGGTGCTGGTGTTTCAGCGCCAGTTGGTTTAGTTTTGAAGTATACAGCGACCTTTGTGAGGAATACACCATCATCCGTATCAACAACAAATGTTTGTGCTAGTGGGTCAATTGTTCGAATGGTAGTTGATGTATCAGTTCTAAGCGTGACTACACGTGTTGATACCACATCTTGTTGTCTTGTCTCAAGTAAACCACTAGATACAAACGTAGCCTTAGCAACTGATGTTGCATTTGCTTCATTTGCAGAACTAACGTTGTTTAATTTAAACTCACGAGGTCCTGTTCTAAACTTAATTGCTGGAGTACTTGGGATAAAGAACGAACCGTTAATTGTACCATTTGAGTCGGATATAAGATCACCACTACCCACAGGGTGTGCAACGGCCTGATTATACGTATTACCATAATCTTCAGTGGTTGTCGCAAAACGTACAAATGACCCTTCTTCACGACACCAAGATGAAACATCAATATTATCAAAGAATGGGTAATAGCGTTGGAATGGTTTAAGACCAGACGCCTTAAATGCCACCTTACGAGATCTCATAAACGGTATAAAAGCAACATCAACAACTCTATCCCCAACAACGTTGCGAATTGTTTCATCAGACACAACACGAGTTGTTGAGGTAGTCGTTGTAACTTCTGTACGTCTTGGGCCCACAAAGAAGAATCTTCTGCGGCCGACTTTACGTCTTGTCTCAACAACATCCTGATCTGCAATAGTTCCTGTTAGGTTTCCAGATAGCCCTTGCCAGTTCCACTGATGCTCGTTAAAGTTAGATGTTTGACGTGTGTCAAGTCTTGTTCCACCATCAATTACTCTAGCTGGAAGATATTTAACTTCTCTCCACTCATCAGAAGCAGGAGAAAGTTCAAGCACACCTTGATTGAATACAACAGCAAATGGGTTAATATTTTCTGTTCCAGATACAGCAGTCTGTTCAATGTATGCTGAATCAACATACGACAAGTAAACGTTGTCGCCTTTTAGGATAACATTTGAAGATTGGCTTGAATCGTAGTTTAAGCGTATATTTCTTGACACAACAGAAGGCTGAACAACTCCACTTGTTGGATCGACTGATGCTCTGTATTCTGATGATGTAGTATCAGAAAAGAAGTGATCATTAAAACCGTCTGCTAAGAAACCAGCTTTAGTTCTTGAGATACCAGTTGAGTCAACAACTGAGAAAGTGTTGGTGTTTATTTCAAGAAGAGACAATGTTGTGTATTCTTCAAGACGGTCAATTCGCTTTTCAAGTTTACCAATATCTGCCATGGTATAGCGCTTGTGATCAACAGCAGTAATACCAAGATCTGATTCATTAAAAGTGTTAGCGTTCAATCTAATCTTATACAACTCTAAAGTGTTTGACGGAGTTGTAGGATATGCTGGATCTAGAGCTGGCTCACCACTAATGATTGTAATTGTACTAGTTTCATCAGCAATCAACTTATCGTAGCGAGGCAAATAATAATCCACATCTGATCTGATAACATTCCCGTTCTTTGGAAGGAAGTTAACCTTTGCAGTCGCACTGTCAAACGTAGTTCCCTTATCACCAATTCTTGGGCGGAAGTCTAGATAGTCTCTAAGTGGTATGGTTGTACCGCTTGTAAGTGTAAATGATGGGATCTCACCATATGACAAGCCAGTTGTCGCAGAGTCATAGGATGTGGCGTTGAAGAAATCGCCAGCACCATGGGTAAAATATCTAAAGCGCACAAACACTGATCCAGGATCAGAGAATGTCGACTTCAACAACAGTTTTCCAGTATCATAGAAGTTATCACGCTGACCATTGTCAAAGCGGAAGTAGTTGGTTAAGTCGATACCATTCGAGTCTGAATCGCGCAGGCGTAGAATATCATACACATCAGCTTTACCTAAGTTGATAGTCTTGTTACCACTTGAGTCAGTAACAGCAGAAGCTGTTACTGTAGTTGTAGCTATAGTTTTAGCTCTAGCGGTTCCCGTTGATTTGTCAACGTATGCTAGAACCTCAATTGTACCACCATAAGGTGAAAGGCCACTGATGGTTGCAGTTGTTGATCCTGAACCTGTAACTGTTACGGTTGATGAAACATTCTGTCCATTTGAATCAACCGCAATAATCCACGAGTTGACGTCAGTCCAAGTTTCACCCGTACCAAGCAGGCCAGGGCCCAGTGTAGCAGTTCCTGCAGCAGCAGTAGTTGTGAATCTCTTTTGAACCTGTAGACTAATATCTGTTAGATTCTTAGGACGGTTCAATGGAAGAGGAAACAACAAGTCGTTGTTAGCCGCATCTTTAATAACAGCTAATGAATTCTCAAGAACAAGATCAGCGTAGTTGGTAGCACTTGATCCAATAGATCTTACTGCTGAGAACTTATTGGTCCCATACATCTTTACATCTGTGATGTAGTATCTGTAATTAGCACCATCTTCTTCAACTGCTCTAACACGAGCGGTTCCTAGATTGGATCCGCCAAATGTTATAGCACTCTTCAGAGTCCACAACTCAAGCGTGTTGATTAGTGGCGTGCCCTTGATTGTAGATGCGAGAACATAGTTGCCATAACTAGCAGCAACCGCTTGGTTGTTGAATGATGTTGTGGCTGTTGGTTTAGCAATACGTATTCTAGCTGGCGATGAAAGTTCAACGCGGTATCCATTAATATATGCTAGCCCTGGCGAAATATCAGCTTGCAGCATATTAATATCAGAATCTTCATCAAACTTTAAAAAGAATGGACGAACAATATAGTCACCAGACTCTTCTTTAGTTCTTTTTGCTAGTAGATCATTAATTTTGTTATATTCATCTGTGCCAGTAACATTGTTAACAATGATTGAGTTGACGACTTTAGCAATGTATATAAATGTTCCATCTGAATCAACATCAGCTTGGTCAATTAGCGTTAGGCGGATGCGGTATCTGTCGGCGCCTGGTGCAGTTGTGTTTGGAGTAGCACCTTGGTTATCATAGAGATTGACGTTATCAGCAACAGTTACAATATCTTGTGTAACAGTAAAGCCAATAGTGCCGGTGTAATCATTGCTGTATTTGCTCAGAATAATAGATTGAGCTTCGGCAAATACAAAGTGTCCCTGAGTAAAGAAATCACCAGAGCTAACGGAAAATCTAACACCAGTGCCAATTGCTGGGTTTATTGTGGTGTTGGTTGTTTGAACAACTAGAGTGTTAGACCCATCGCTAAGAGACTCGCTAGCAGCAAAACGAATAGCTGTACGTGCAGAGGCTCCTGCAGATGCACCACCAATGTATTTAACATAGAGTGTAGCTGGGTCTCCACCGACAGCTTCAACAACTTCAATAACCTCAGCGCGTACACCCGTTGTAGCGCCTTGAAATATGTTACCAACTATACTTGTGCCAGGCAAATTGTATACAGCAGTATTAAGTTTAATAAACTCATACCCAGCATTAATTGTAAACCCACCAGGATTAACAGATGCACCTTCTTTAAAGATGTTTCGTCCAAAGCGTGCAATCTCACTTTGGATGATTGTCTGCATCTGGGTTAGTTCACGTGCTTGTAGAGCCCGTCCAGAGTTAAACAGAATCCGGTGGTAGTTATCACTATCACGATAATCGTCTTTGTAAGTGGTCGCGAAAAGGCTCTGAGTAAGTGGATTCGCCATATTTTATTTTACCGTTATAGTTGAATTACAATCTTGATGTCCTGTGTCTCACCAGCAGATCTAGTGATTGCAGCACGGTTATCAATATATAGGAGGTCACCAGAGTACTTGTTCACAGTGGCAGAATCAAACGATGCGAGTACTGCTGCACCAGTTGTAACAGCACCAGCTAAATTTGTAGCTGATAGAGTTTCCCCAATTTGGAATCTTCTAAATCCAGTTGTTTCAGTTTGGTGAATAATCACACCAGCAGCAGAATCAGCAAAGTCAATATATGCTTTTGCTTGCGAGGTTCCACCGACAACGATGTTGTCAGTTGTAAACGCTGTCGCGCCTGGATTAAATCTTAACTTTGTTAAAGCTGTTCCAGCACCGCTAGTAAAGTCGGAATCAGCAAGGTTCAACTTTTTAACGTTGCGTAGAATTCCAACTTGTCTAAAGTCTTGATTGATTAGTAGCTCACCAGTTTCTGTTCCGTTTGGACGTCCATTCATCATAATGTAGCTTGAACGCAAGTCAATAACTGGGTTTGCACCTAATCCATCTTTAGGAGATAGAATCGCACGTGCTGTAGCAGCCCCACTCGAAAAGCTAATTGACGCTTGGTTATATCCAGACCCTCTAATCTGTCCCGAACCATTACTATCCATCTTTATGTTGACAATTGCACCGCCAGATATAATAGCAGTAGCTGTTGCACTTTCACCGTCTCCAGAAATGGTAACAGTTGGTGCAGAAACATATCCTGAACCGCCACTAGTAATTGCTACTCCAAGAACCTGGCCAGCAACTGCGCCTTGTTGAATATTCTTTTGGGTACGTTCACTGATTGGGCTACTCGAGTCAGCAGAGTCAATATACTGCACAGGCATAAAGTTACCAGCAAGGAATCTGCTAGCACTATAAGCACCAACTGTGTACAAATACTTCCAAACGTATCCATCAGCTGTTTTAACCAAAGTTGAAGATGTTCCTGTTGGCTCAACTGTAGAAGGAACAGCGACACCTGCGCTAGTGCGACCTTGTTGAATGCAAAGATACACATCATTTGCACCAGTAATCAAATAAAAGTTTGGGGTTGGATATCCAACAACATTATCATCGTATGCACTGTATGTTGTACCCGATGACCAGTTTACACGAGGAATAACAAACGAAATATCAGCAATTTGTCTAACACCTTGTAGGTTCTGACGAAAATCTCGTTCTGTAACGATCTTGTTGGTTGCAGTTGTAGCAATATCTGAATCATTCCAGATCTGTGAACGGCCAATGCCAACAAAATAGTAAGTGCCTGAACTATCAAAATCAGCTTTGATTTTATCGCCAATTAATTTTTTAAAAGTGTCTGTAACAATTGCCATATTTTATCCTATTAGGCTAACGTGAGAACGCTCTGGTTGCCAATTATAAACCATTCAGTACCAGCCCAAATAATTTGACAACCTTCGTTTTGAGCAAGAGCAAATGATACTGTTGCGCCAGCCATGTTGGCTGTAATTGTTGCAACACCTACGCCAATATTTGTAAATACTTTTACTTCACCAGTGACTGTTCCAGTTGGCAGTGTCAAGGCTAATGCAGTAGCTTTATTGAGAATGTAGTAGTCATAATCTAGAGTTAGAGTGGCGTTAGCGGTGACTGTGGTTAGTCTATGCAGGACTCTCTTACCAGGCAATGTAGTAGCATCGCCGCCGATGTCAGTATAGAGCTCGCTAAAGTTAGCGTTAATCTTTACTCCACCGTCTCTAAGATTATCACCAGTGCCGTCATTTGCTGTTGTACCGGTGCTGATCGCTTGTCTTGCCATGGTTCATCCATTAAGTTGATTGTAATTATTTATACACGTTTTAAGCTGAATCTGAATCATACCAACGGTATTTAACTTGGTCAAATGTTTCAATTGCGTTGGACATATCCATCGATCTTCCACCGGCGTCACTGTCTTCATCGAAGCTGAACGAATTAATCGAAGCAATATCTGTAATGGTTTGATACATTGCATCGAGTTGAGCAATAGTAATAGAGCTGTATGGTTGCAGATTATTATATGGGTTGGTACGAATGAATACACCAGCTGAATCAGAAGCAATAAGATTTGTCAGATCAATTGAGCTTGCAAGAGACATTTCAACTATACTGTTAATTACAGCATTGACTGTTCCTGCAGTTACTTCAGGCATCGCGTTTGTAATTGTGTTTAGATTATTTGCAACACCAGTAAAAACAACTTCGGAACCCAAATAAAAACCAGCAGGATGAACAAACTCTTTATATAGTTCTTTCCAGACAACGCTTGGAATTTCTGACTTTACTAGAATAGAGTATATCTGATACAGTGCACCATCTTGAATAAACTTTAGTGATTCCGGGCCAATAACAGATTCGCCAACAATAAACAAGTTTCTCTTTGGATATTCAATCTCAGCATCAATACCGTAAAATGCTTTGAAGAAGGCTTCAGATGAATAAAGAGATCCCTTTACTCTATAGAAAATTGACAGCAATCTTGCGGCATATCTTGGATCTCTAAAGTAGTTGCTATTTGCAACACCCAGACCAATTTCTTTAAAAACTCTATCTAGATCTTCGCCTGAATTGCTATGAATATCTCTTACAGAGAATAGATCTTTAATCTGAGCGTCGAAGTTATATGTTTGATCAGAATCTAAGTATTCATAATACTTTTCTAGAAACGTAATAAACTGAGGATACTGTGCAATAAAATACTCAGGTAAAATATCTTTTACCTTGTTGGTTTTAAAGTCAACATATCTACGATTAATTGTTTCTACCGTGTTTACCATTAGAGACTTACTCTATTGTTTTCATAATCAAGAGATCCAACAGCATACGAACTACCAAGATCTAGCTCTAACACATAATTGTTAGAAGAGCGAACAGTAGCTGGGTTAGATGGAATTGCACTAATTTTTAATTCTGGATTTGAAGTATAGCCAACAACAGAGTTAATAGTCAATCCGGTTAATGTCACTACACCTGTGGTTGTGCTATACGAACCAACGTTATCAACCAAAACAATACCCGATGGTGTTACAACCTGAAGAACGTTGCTCGATAATTTATTTTTAATCAAGCACGGCTGAGAATTGTAGATAAATGTGTTTGATGTTATAGTATTGGTTGTACTATTTGGACTTGCAAGACTGACGGGGAAGTTGATAGTGTAGCTTGTTGATGCATCTAGTGTTGGTGTTATTCGTCTTTGTAAAATAACATCCATTCTAGAATCAAGAATTGCCTCTGATAGATTATCAACTTCAGCTAGAAGATTGGAACGTCTAAATGTTCCCGCAAATTGTCCCAAGTTGGTTGTAAAGTAATTTTCAATTATGTCAATAACTTGGCTTTCGGCAATACCTACAGATATTGTCGACTTGTTTGGATTATAGTTAAAATAGGTTTGGCATCCAATGTAAGTGACAATTGGATCAACAAACTCTGTATCGATAGACATAATTGACAAGTTATTGGTGACATTTGTAACAATGCTGTCTTTAATAGCTTGTTGTGCAGCAGCATTAACACCATCTGCAAATACTAAGCTGACAAGCACCTTACCATACTTTGCAGGAATGTTATCTTCTCCACCCCAAGCAACAGCATCTGTAATTGCACCATAGTTTGCAAGGATAACACCTTTGTAGTCTAGTGCTGTAACGAGTCTTTGCTGAGAAGCAAATGCAATAGGCGCATTTCGTCTAATTGATGAAATTGTCTCTTTATCACCACCACCTGCTGCAGCAGCAGACACCAATGTCGTGAGATTGTATGTCGAGCTATCCATCGAAACAGTTGTGGTTGGAGTAAAGCGATTAGCTCTGTTTGCAGTGGAACCTGTTGTACTAAGATACGTAACAACAATCTTGTTGCCAGCAGTTGGAGCCTTACCTGTTGTTAAACCATCACTAAAATGGATCTCCCAATAACCATTTGGTGATTCATGCACGTCATAGTATGTTGACTCTGTGTTAATGGTAATTGCGGCTCTAAGAGACGTGTATTCAGTATATGAACTTCCTGTCGAAGTATTGTACACTTTGACGTCAAGCGTAGCGGTGTCTAAATTCTCATCAGGAATAACATAAATTTGTTCCTCATTAGTTTCACCAACCAAGAAGGTTTTTGTTGACTGTCTACCCTCATATACCGGAATGCTTGTTGAACCAGCTGATGTTTTAAATACGTAGCTTCCTGAGCCATCATCGATTGCAGTGTAAGGCATTATTGTTTGGAAGTTATATGAAACTCCATCAACTGATGCTGTAAATTTTGTATATGCTGGAAGTGTGACTGTCGCGCTACGACCATTTACTGTGTTAACAATACTTAGATTAAGATATGCAACCGCTGCTGTCTTTGAACGAGGAGTGTATCCAAGAGCCTCTGAGTGAGAAACAACTGATGATCTCAATTGAGCTGTAGTTAGGAATGATTCATTCAAAGCGAAGTTTGCAATCAAACCATTCATATGAGTGTTATATGCTAACACATCTAATATGTTTGACAAACCAGATGCTTCAAAGTTATAATCGGCAAACTCTGATTGCTGAGCAAAGTATGTTTTTAAGCTATTTTTGATTGCGTCAAAATCTAGCTGAGTCGACTGAATAGTTGTCATCTTATCTTAACCTTGATATTGTAGTTTCAAAAGACACTACTTCCTCTGTGTTGACAATTAAAAATTCAACATACACCGACACACTATTGTAATCTGGTAATGCTCTCACCTTAATATTTCTAATTGAAGCTCTTGGTTCATAATTTTCAACAGCCGTACGAATCGCCAAATCTATACTGTTTTCAATTTCATAGTCCGCCAAATCAAACAATAGTGATTGAAGGTTTGCACCATAGAAGGGGTTGAAAGGCTTCTCGCCAAAGTTTGTCATAAGAAGATTTTTAACAGCTTGCTTTACTGCAGCAGCATCTTCTTTCTTATAGACATCAGCAGTTGTTGGGTTTGTGCCGTCAGTTGGCCTATGGTCAAATGATAGATCGATATCTTTATAGAGACGGTTGCGCGTAGTTACAAGACTACGTGTCTGCAGATTACCATCCTCGATAGAAAAAGCTTTGGCCAATTAACTACTCTTTTGTTTATCTTTATTTATACCAGTTATGCATAGACAAAGGAAACGTCAAAACCATTATTCCATGATGCAACTTTGCCAGATTTACCCTGTCTCCAAGGACTCTCATCGTAGTGAATGAATGTGGGATACCCACCAATGCCAGGTCTAACAGATCGGGAGTTAGCATTGTTAACCAAAGTGCTAATCATATTGCGATACAGCGAGACGTCTTGACCTGGATTAATTCGCTGACCATTACGCGCCAGATACCAATCCATTGCATCACCCAACGGATGGTTAATTGTTCCAGAATCTCGAGATGTTTTACCACCGTGGAATGTAATTATAGCTTGATAGCCAGACCCAAGAGATCTAACAGCCGCTGCAACCGCATCGATAACATTTTGCTTCGGAAGTTGATTTGGATCTGGGTTAGATGCTTGAACTACACCATCAGCAGGAAGTTTTCCTGATACTCCTACACTACCCTTTGATGTGTTAATTGCAGATCCTGGAGGCTGGAAGCAATCAATCAAATCACTTGATATTACTTTACCATTGCTTCTCGTTTCAATCGTATTAGCATACGAAGGATTCTGATATGTTTCAGGCATGTTTGGTGTAACAATTATAATATGCGCTGTCATTACCCCAGTAGGGTCGTACGTATCATAATCTAATATCAGCTTGTCGAAGAAAATATAATCTTTGAGATACAATGCCAAATCATATGTCTTTGATACTTCAACTTGTGCGGTAGCTTTATTAATCAATTGGTATACAACGCATCGACCCTTGGTCGCTAAATCGTTTAAACCATCTGCTGTTGGTTTTTCTGTTGGGCCAGGATTATAATAACCACGTTCAACCTTAAGTG